ACTCCGCTCACGCCGGTACTGGTTTTCCTTGAGAGCCTTGCTCGCCCAGCCTCCAGATTCGCCATCCTTGAGCACGAAACCGACGGTGCCCGGGTTGAAGACGATCTCTAGTTCGGTATCGTCTTCGGCCAAGAGGCACTTTTCGCCGGACTTGACGGCCTCGTAGTCCTCGAAGCTCAGGCGCTTGGTCAGAACGGCCCCAGTGCCGGGGTGCCGAAACGTGTAGGTTGGCATCTGGATCTCCTTTTCATTTGCGTTTGGGTTTTGCTGCTTTCGGAATCGACCACCCTTTTGTTGCGGCCAGCACGGCAGCTACGTGCTTGCAGACCTTGTTGATCCGGCGAGGGTCCCGAATGTCCGGCGTCGAAGCCGTCCCCACGGGCTTGCCAAGCTGGTAGTCCTTCTTCACCGCATGGTACTCTGGACCAAGCCACTGCCAGGCCGGACAAGAGCACGAAAGCTCCAGGTCGAGCTTCGAGAATTGCGTGACGTTACCCTGCCTTAGGGCCTTGACCTTCACCGCCTTGGCCCCGTTCCCGCAGTCCACACTGAAGATCCACCGCAGGTTCTTGGCACTGACCCTCTTGAGGGTTGCGGCACACTTCTTGGCCCTCTGCTGGAACTTTCGGTTCAAACCCGAGAGAATCTCTTCCCCCGTAGCAGCGACCTTGACCGGCGAAGTCGGAGAGAGAACGATCGAGTGAGCAAGCTCGACACGATAGAGGCCCGCGACGAACTCGGCCGAAGCGTTGTGGGTGTTCGGCTTGTCGTCTCGATAGGGGTACTTCGTCTTCGGGGAGTTGTCCGGCTCGCCGAGCCCGTAGTAGTGAGGCTGAGCGTCCGTCTGATCGTTCACATCGATACGATCACGGGTTTTCAGAAGATCCCGAGGGCTCTCAACTCGCTCCTTGGGCTCATCCTCGATGGGGTTTTCCTTGGTGCTGTAGTCATCCTCGGGCTTGGAGAACGTCTTGTAGCCGGTCATCTCGTCATCGACCGGCAAGCCTCTATCCGTTGGGCCTCCCTCGGGCAATTTCGCTTCGGATAGGGGGGTCCTTGGTTGGCCCTCTCCGTAGGGCGGGCGGGAAACGAGCGGCTGGTTCAACCGGCCTTCCATTGGTCAGAGGATGCAGTCTTCTTCTTGAGATTGTGGGTGTGCTCCAGGCTGCCGACGCCGGACTTGACCTTGAGGCGCTCCTCCAGTTCCTCAGGTCCCATCCCTTCCTTCTGGAGCTTCTTGGCATCCTTGGGGTCGTAGCCGTGCTTCTTGAGGGCGTCTTCCATCTCCTTCAAGAACTTGGCCTGGACATCACTTCGAGCACCGGCTGACTTGTCGGCCTTCCACGGATCTTCGGCTGCAACCTTCGTGTCGCTGTACTCGCCCGCGTCGATCTTCTTGTTGTATTCGTCGGCGAGCGATTTGGCCAACTGATCCCGAAGGGGCTTCGGGAACACGGTCTTCATGTCGCCACCAAATTCCCTGACGTACGCCTTCGCTCCGGACTCGACCCAGTAGGCCCAGAGCTTCGGAGCCAAGTTGTGATCGTATCGGCCACCCTTCTTCTTGCGAAGGATATTGAGAATGATCGACTTCTTCTGGTTGTGGAGAGAAGACTCGTTCTCCATGTAGAGTTCCAACTCATTCAGAGCTTGCTGGTCCACAGAAGCCGTCTTGTCGGTGACTTCGTCGGGCACGCACTCGAAAGCCTCATTCTCCATGGCTTGCTTGAGCTTGTCGTACTGCTGGCGGGTTTTGTCCTTCACCAGCTTGGAAAGCTCCTTGATGGTCTGCTTGGGCGAGTCGAAGAGGACATCCCAGTCCCCATCCCAAGTCCCTACACCATGGCCCTCGGCCTCCATGAAGTAGAGGTAGCCGGCTCCACCCCGCAACTCCATCATGACGCTCACAACGTCGTCCGCGTCCTTGGCACTACGAAGCGGACCCTTGCCCATGTTGAGCTTGTCCGTGTTCTTCTTGACCCACTCCGTCAAGACCTTCTCCACGGCCCGATCATACGCTTCAGCAGCGTTGCGAATTTCGGTGGTCACCTCGCCATCCGAGGTGCGTTTCTTCCCGTCCCCCTCCAGGTTCTCGACCTCCATGTCCACAAGCTGGTAGAGGGTGTCGTAGTCGTTGATGGTGGCGGTCTTGAGGCTCGCCAGACGATCGGCTCTCTTGGGGCTCACGGGCTTCTCAACAGCGGTTTTCACGGCATCGTCCAGGAAAGAGATGCCACCCCACCCGAAAAGATCGTGCCGCCACTTGGTGAGCGTTTTCTCGACCTCTACGATGTCTTGAACCGTGAACAGCGTGGAGACCCTGTCGTAGTGGGTCATCTTGCTTTGCAGGAGACCGAGGGTGTCTTGCAGGGAATCGATTTTTCCCGCTACCGTACGAGCTACGGAATTGAGGTCCCTTGTTGCAGGGGTTTCCGTAGCGGCCACAGCCTTCCACTTCGAGTTCTTGGGGTTCATGGTTGCCTCAGTCCCACCAGAGCCGTAGGTCGTTGTTCGGCTGGATAGAATGCTCATCGGCCTTGACCGCCTGCTCGGCCTCGGCCTCCATCTTCTTGAGCGTCTCGGGCTTGCCAGTGATAAACAGGCAAGGCGAACTGTCCCGAGCGACTTGAACGAGAATCCCCGGGAACTTTGAAAGCCATGTGACGACTTTCTTGGCGTCCCACTCGTTGTAGCTCGGGACAATCTCGACGAGCATCTTCAGGTCTCCTGGCTTGAGCCACCGCCGATCCCGGTATCGGAGATCCCGAACTTTGTCCGAAACGTTCTCCCAAACTTTTTGGAGGGCTGCTTTGTTTGGGAAGTCAGGATTGATACTGGGTTCGTGCTCCTGGATCGCCCGTACGATAATCGGCTGTGAGGATTTTGCGAAAAGCGTCTTGTCGGGCCAAGCATCCGCATAGGCCAGGGCGAGTTCCCTGTTGGGACCGAACTCGGACAGAGCGGCCGTAACCTTCCAAGGGTCAAACGCCTTCGAGACTGAGGCCGTAACCTTCCACCTTGAGTCCTTTGGATTCATCACGTACCTCAGTCCCACCAGAGCCGTAGCTCGCCGTTGGATCGGATGTCGGATTCGTCGGCCTTGACCCCTGTAGGGGCCGCCGCCTGCATCTCTCGGAGGACATCTTCGTGGCCAGTGATGTAGAGGCACACGGAATACTCCCGGGCCGCCTGAACTCGGATGCCTTGGAACTTCGAGAGCCAGGCTACGACCTTCTTGGCGTTGAACTCGTTGTAGCTCGGCACGATGTCCACGAGGATCTTCATGTCCGCCGGAGAACGCCACTTCCGATCCCGGAAATGAAGATTCCGAACGTCCTGGCACACGTTTTCCCAGGCATCCTTCGTGGCCTTCTGGTTCCTGGGATTGGCAGCGTTGGGTAGGTGCGCCAGGATCTCTTGGTTGATGTCGAAGCGAAGGTTCGCTGAAAACAGAGTGCTCTTCGGCCACGCATCGGCGTAGGCCCATGCCAAACCTTTGTCGTCAGGCTCGAACCGGATATCGGAAGCAGTCACGTCCCTAGCCGGAAAAGGGGGTTGGCCTTCGCCTGCCCCCACCTTCCAATCAGCGGCTTTGAAGTTGTCCTTGTGCTTCTCGTGCATTTCCTTCCACTTCTTGGCGTCCTCAGGCGACAGATTCTCCGTCGGGTCGGCGGGCTTGCCCTCTTCGAACCTGGAGTCCTTGTCCCCCTCGACCGCTGCCTTGAAGTTGTCCTTGTGCTTCTCGTGCATCTCTTTCCACTTCTTGGCGTCTTCGGGCGATAGATTTTCCGTGGGATCGGCCGGCTTGCCTTCCTCGAACTTGGAGTCCTTGTCACCTTCGACGGCGGACTTGAAGTTGTCCTTGTGCTCGTCGTTCATCGCCTTCCACTTCTTGGCGTCTTCAGGGCTCATGTCCTTGGTGGGATCAGCAGGCTTGCCCTCCTCGAACTTCGAGTCCTTGTCCGCCTCGGCCGCCGAGAAGTTCATCATGGGCCGACCGCTTGAACGTCGAGCGAACTGCCGGTAGACCCTCACCAGGTAACCCACCTCGGGAAGGTCAAACGAACGACCAACTTGCCCGAGGCCATCGATGACGCCGAGCAGATGGAAGAACATCTTCTTCGTATTGCCCGACTCGAAAGTGGGACCGGCCTTGCGAGCACTCACGAGAATCCTGTCGAGACCCAAGAGGACGTTGTCTCGACCAAGTACGGGTTCTCCCGGCTCGATGGCCTCTTCTACGACGGGCAGGGGCACTGCATCCGCAGCATTGACCGCCATCAACTCCGGCGACACCGTCGGATGCGTTTCCTGCTGCTGCATGACCCGCTGAGCGGACAAGGCCGTCGTGCGGACTTCACGGTAGAGGGCAACGATCCGAGCCTCTACGTCCGTGGTACCGAAGAGCGTGAGGATCGCCCCAATCTGCTCTACCATTTCGGCAATCGCCATCAAGGCCATCTTCCAACGGCCGCCGTTGGCATTCCGGAACGCCAGAATGGAGAGACCCCGGAGGTATTCGAACTTGGAGATCAGAACCTCATCCGGACCGGCGTCGTCCTGAATCGAGGGCTCGGTGAATGCCACCATACCCATCGCCGGCTGAGGGGCCAACGCCTGGGCCTCTTGCTCCTTCATGACCCTCTGAGCCGTCATTCCCGTCTGACGAACTGCACGATAGATGGCCGTGACCTTGGGCTCCACGTCCTTCGAAGACCCGAACATTTCGAGCATCGGGCTCAGCGAGTTCACCAACTGGGCCAGGTTCACCAGGGACATCTTCCATCGCTTGCCGTTGGCACTTCGGTAGGCCACGATGGCGAGGTTCTTGAGGTACTCGAACTTGGCAGCGAGAACCTCATCCACGATCCCGGCCGTCTTGTCACCTTTTTCTTGGTCGAGTTCTGCCATTTGCTCGTCGTCGGTCTTCGTGCCGGCCACGATCTTGAGGGCCTCGTCCGAAGCAAGCCTCCGGATCACTGCCGCAAGACGTACCCGGCTTGCATCCTTCTCGGGATCGGGCGGGTTTTCGAGGGCCGATGCCAACCGATCCAGGAGATCAGCGGGTTCTCCGGCCGAACCACTCGCGGTCTTCGTGCCTTCCTCCAACTGGGAGGCAAGGTGCAGGACTCGCTCGAAGGGAAGGCTCCCTGTCTCACGAGTGATCTGGGCGATTTCTTTGAGTGCGTCAGCGGCTTGCTTGGGGTTCATCGGTGGCTCCGAACGTCGTTGAACTTGACGGACACGAACATCCTTCAGAACGTTTTCCAACTGCTCGACCTTCTCAGGCCGGAGTTCTTGCTTGATTTCCTCGTAGTCAATGCGATCGGCTGCGAGGGCCACAGCTTGCAGGGCCTTTTGCAGCTTGAACGCCGTTCCGGGGACGGACTGGATGAGGTGCCCGGCCACTTCGAAGAAATGATCTCGGTGCTCTGACTGCTCGATAAGCTGCACGGCGTCAGCGATGTACCTCATGAGTTGGTCGCACCGCACACGAGCGTCGCCCAACTCCTCCATGAGGTACACCGTGGCACTGGCTGTTTTGGTACGGCCCTTACGCTGGAGGCAGGTATCGGTCTGGCTCATGAGCACCCTTCGTACATCGAAGGGGGCTCACAAGAAGAACCTTGGCTATTCGAACGCCTGGGGGAACTCTGCCACGAGCCGACGCTTGACCTCGGCATCCGTCTCGGCCGCTGCCACCGCTCGAATCACGTCGGGACGGTCATCGTAGTCCGCCTGAAGCCGAGCGATCTTCTTTCGGATGGGGTCAGAGAAAACGTAGTTGTCGGGGAAGTCCGGGCATACCGACTTTGCGATCTTGCGGCACATGTCATCGTCCGCCGGAGTCTGTGGCTGAGACGGCTTCTTGTCCACGACCCTGACGCCCTTCTTTGGGCCATTGGTGTTCGTGAACCGAATGCCTTCGCTCTCTGCCGTCGAAAGCTGCTGCTTGCCAGCTTCGCCAGTTCCACCGAGGTCGGCGGTGCTGGTGCCCCCACCAACGCTCGTAGCGATCTTGACGCCTTCTTTCTCGGTCGTCCCGGACATCTTCGCGACCCTGCCCACGATCACGGGCTCGTCCACGTAGGCTGCCTTGTGGGCACCTAGTTGAGCGAGATAGGCTTCACGCTCGTCCTCGTCCATCCCGGCGAGCATCTCGTCACGAGTCCGGCCCTGACCGGCATCGATCTTGACGCTCTGGGCCTCGCTGATCGCTTGCCCCGGAGAGGTCTTTTCCAGGTTCGTCGCTGAAACGGCCTTGGTCTTGAGCCTGCGGACAGGGATGCCCTCGCTCGACGCCCCTTCCACATCCGGATGGTGGGAATCCTTGCGGTAGTTCGTGGCATTCCGGGCCGTCGTTTCGGCCGAGTGCGCCTTGACGTTCGAGACTTCCTGCTCTTCTGCGTCAACCGTCGTGATCGGAGTCCGAGACTTGGGCTCCATCGGGTTGCCACCTTGAGCATCACGAATCGTCATTCCAGCCGACTGGGGCCTCGTTTCCGCCGCCCTGGGGTCGTAGTCGTCGGCCGGAACGATCCATCCCAGTCGAAGGGCTCCCCGAAGAGAAGGCATTCCCACGGGTGGGTACCCACCGTAGATCACCTGATTGCCGTCGTACTCGATTTCAGCCCCCGCCGGCACGTTCACACCAATCGCTCCCAACGAGAACGCCTTGGTGGCAATGAACTTCTGAGGCTGGCCCGCTTTGAATTGGATCTGAGGACTCATTTGATCTTTGTCTCCCAGGGGAAAGGACAGAGCTATCCCCTAGGATAAGTAAATCACAAATAGAGTATCGACCCGGAAGGGCGGTCAGTGCTTCTTTTCGTCCGGAGGCGGGCCGTCAAGAACCAGGAAGGTCTTGCGGCCCTTACTCTGGTAGTCGCGTGGCCTCAAGGACCGGTTCTCCTGAACTCTCGCTTGCAAGGCCCAGTAGCACTGACGCTTCTCACAGATGGCCTTGATCCCAACATACTCGTCCCCACAGATGGTGCAGGTCCGCTTCGTAGGTTGCATGGTACGAAGGAAGTTCGAGATGATGTCGTCCTTCCCCATAGGACCCCTATACACCAAGCAGACTCCAGTCGATTGGTGAGAGCCCAAAACCCCCAAGGGCCTCGTTGATCTTCGAGAACGGACGGCTGCCGAAGAACCCTGAACTCGCCGACATGGGAGACGGGTGGGCCGACTCGATGACCGTGTGCCGGCTCTTGTCAATGAGGTCGGCTTTCTGTCGAGCGTATCTACCCCAGAGGACGAACACGACGGGAGTGGGACGGTCGTTTAGAGCCCGTATGGCCGCGTCTGTGAAGGTTTCCCACCCCTTGCCTTGGTGAGACCCTGGCTCGTGTGCTCGAACCGTTAGGGTGGCATTCAAGAGGAAGACGCCCCGCTCGGCCCACGGCATCAAGAAGCCGTGCTTCGGGGGCTGAAACCCCACATCCGAAGCCAGTTCCTTGTAGATGTTCAGAAGCGACGGGGGAGGCTTCATCCCAGGAAGGACCGAGAAGCACAGTCCATGGGCCTGCCCAGCGTTGTGGTAGGGGTCTTGACCCAGGATGAGTACATTGGCCTTGTCGAAGGGCGTCACCTTGAAAGCGTTGAACACGTCCCCAGCGGCCGGGAAGACAACGTGCTTCTGACGCTCTGCTCGAACGAAATCGACGAGGTTCATGAAGTAAGGCTTCACGAACTCGCCCGAGAGGCGGTCCTTCCAAGACGGGTCCACCCCAATACGTACACCGAGTCCAAATAGCGAAAGCCCGGCCGACCGAAGTCAACCGGGCTCGCACCACCGAAACTAGGCCGCTAGGCTTAGAACCGGGTGACCGTGAGGCGGGTGAGGCCACGCGGGTTGAAGGCACCGATGCCGACGTTCTCGAAAACCGAGAATCCGATCGTGCGGGCCTTGGGGTCGTCGGCGGACAGAACCGTGAGTTCCGTACGGACGGGGAAGCGGCCGAAGTTTTCCGGCTCGGCACAGACGTACACGAACCCGGCGGGGACGAGACGGCTGGTGATGATCTGAGCGCCCCAGAGGGTGGCTTGCAGACCGGTCTTGAGCAGCGTGGCCTGGCTCTCGATGTCCAGGATGTCGCGGCCGAACTTCCGGATGTCAGCGTAGTCCACCGCATTCATGTAGATGCGGGCGACACGCAGGTCGTGACGCTCGACCTCGGCGAAAGCGTCCGCGAGAACGCTCGGCGAGATCGGGGCGACAACGGCCACGTCCGGGTTGGTCTGGCCACCGAGGGTGTCGAAGCCCGAGACAGCGATGCTGTCGAGGACTGCGAACACACGCTCGTCTTCCGCTGCCTGGATCTGCGCCTTCGCCAGGTCCTGGGACCGTTCGATGAGATCGAACCGGCGCTCCTTGATCTGGGTGAGCGGGATCTCGGGGTTCGAGGCGATCTCGAACAGCGGGAAGATGACCCTGCGAGGCTTCTGGATCGCCAGGATGTTCTCGCCTTCCTCGCCGACGACGAAGGCCGTGACTTCCGGGTCCTTGTCGTAGATGGGGAGTGCTCCATCCGGGAGTTGCTCGACCAAGAAGGTCTTGCGACCCACGGCGGTGTAGTCACGCCGTAGACGCAACGGTTGGATCATCGAGGCTGCCAGCTTTGCACGACCAGCGGCGGTCTTGATGTATTCCGAGATGATCTGTTGCTTGACTTCGTTGGAAACTGGGTTCATGGCTTTTTCCTTGACGGGAACTTTGTCCGTTGTTCAGGGTTGTGGGTTCCCGGCTCAGATCCGCATGTCGAGGACGAGGAGCGAGTTGTTCGCGTCGGGTGCGATCTTCACGATGCCGATGATGGTGACCGGAGTGCTGCTCGAACCGGTCTCATAGGCATCCGCGATGTTGTTCGTGAGGAGGCCGTTTACCGAGGCGTAGAGCGGCTGGCCTGGTGCGTACGCTGTCACGTCGCTGTCGTTCGCGATCTGGTTCTGCGTCTCCCAGATGGACACGCCGACCGTTGCGATCCCATGAACGTAGGGACCACGACCGCTGGCGACGCCCGGGGTGTTCTCGAAGGCATTGCCGATCGCGTCGTTGATGAAGATGCCGAGGGGCTTGATTCCCGCGACGTACGCATTCGCGACTTTGACTGGGCCACCGATGCGGGCATTGCCGATGTCGGGACGGGTGAAGGCGACGGTGCCTCCAAGGACGCCCTTCTTGGTGATGCCTGCGAGAGTGGTGCTTGTGTGGGTCGAGGCGACGATCGGGGGAGTCGATTGCGTGAAGGCGTCTGCCGTGAGGATTCCAATCGTGTTGCGAATCCCCATGAAGAACAACTGGACGCGACCTGAGGTTTCCCTGAAGTCACCCGAGCCTTGGCCGATTTGTAGAGGCATGATTTGCTCCTGTTGTGGCTATTTGCCGGGGTGGGACGATTTACATATTCATCTGGGTGCTTCAGGTACTGCTGAGGGCTTACCGACCGAAAACGTCTTGGACGTTCGGGGCTGTGGCCCAGAGACTTGCGAGCTTGTCCACTTCGTTGCCGCCAGAGCCACCGGAGCCGCCAGCCGCTCCCCCTAGTTGGGAGACGCCAGCCGTCGGGCGAGTGCCGACTGTGCGGGTCGAGGCCGTACGAACATTGCCGGACTGAAGGCTTTGGGCCGTCAGGGCTTGCTGTACTTCGTTGCCGCTTGCGAAGAGCATCTTGAGAGCCTCGTCTTCGGCTCCAAGCTTCACTTCGCCAACGTCCATCGGAACGCTGTCGAGTTGGATGTCCGAGGCGAAGACCTGCGACTGCTGGGGGGCACCCATGTCGCCTTGGAGCATCTGGTCGAGCAGAGCGTCGTCATTGCCCATCGCGGGTCCACCAGCCTGTTGCTGCTGTTGCTGCTGGTCCTGCTGTTGCTGAGCAGGAGGCGGCACTTGCTGCTGAACGGGCGGCTGCTGGGAAGTGAGGCCCTTGGGGAACAACAGGTTCTTGGCAACTTCCTGCGTGGCAGCTTGTTGCTGCTGATCCTGTTGCTGTTGTTGCTGCTGTTGCTGCTGCTGCTGCTGGGCCGCCTGTTGTTGCTGCTGTTGCTCCTGTTGCTGCTGTTGCTGCTGAGCCGGAGCTTGCTGCTGAACAGGTGCCTGCTGCTGAGCTTGGGCCAACGCCTGTTGGACCATGTCGTCAACGGCAGCTTGGATCGCTTGGGGGTCACCCTGCTGAATGGCCTCGGCAAGGACTTCGGAAGCCTTCTTCTTGCCGCTCTGCTTCTTGTCCTGCTGCTGGCCCTTCTGCTGCTGGCCTTGACCCTGCTTCTTGTCGGCCTGGTCCTTCTTCTTGTCTTCGAGGAAGGCCGGAAGCTTGTCCTTCTTCTGCTGCTGGGCAGCTTGCTTCTGCTGGTCCTGGTCCTTGTCGTCGTCTTGGTCCTGGGCAGCTTGCTTCTGCTGCTGGTCCTTGTCGTCGTCCTTGTCCTGGTCCTGAGCAGCTTGCTTCTGCTGATCCTGGTCCTTGTCGTCCGCGTCGTCGTCATCGGCCGCTGTCGTGACGCCAGCGAGACGGTTGGCGGTAGCGATGAGGTCGCCGTTCGAGAGGTGCATGAGAGCGAGAGCCTGATCCTCGACCAACTGCTCCGCAGCTTTCTTCGGAAGCATTTGACGAGCGACCTTCACGCACAGGTCGGCCTTCTTGACGAGGGTCTCTTCGTCGAGAGCGGCAGTCTTGAACGTGTCGCCACGGAACTCGGGTTGCCCGATCTCGTTGCGCTTGACCGCTCCGCCGCTGTACTCGGCCTTCCAAGTACCCGCCGACGGATGGACATCCTCTGCGAACTCCGAAGGGCCGCCGATGATGTAACCATCGGCCTTCGGCTGCTTCGAAAGATGCTCGGGGTTGTTGAGTTCCGAAGGGTCCTCAGCCTTCTTGATCTGGCTGGCAATCACTTCGCGGTTCCAAGTGGTTCGCTCTCGCATGACGAAATCACCTCTTCTGCCCAGAGAGGGCATATAAAAGAATCCTCACGATCCGAGATCGTAAAGTCTCCCTTTTGTGACAAGGGCATCCCTCTCAGAGCCTATGAGGTCTCTGCCCAGCACCCTGCGACAAGCCGCAAGGTAGCTATCTACATCTCCGTATGCAGTAAACCCGCCCACGGCCAAAACCGTGCGATAGATGCGAGTTTCACCGGCTGTTTTGGGGGCTCCTTGAAAGATATCGAGGAGCCTTGAGAGGGCGAGAACATCCACCCCCGAGAATCGACCGGAAGCCTGTACCGACTTCCACCCACCATTCTTGTAGATGAGGAGGGCCAGAACGAGACGACGGGCCGTCTCAGCATCCGGAGTCCGAGCCCTCACTGCCCTGGCAATGTGCTGCCACTCGGGATTTCGGCTGACGGCTTCCTTGATCAAGGACTCATTCAAGTTCACGTTCAGGTGGCCGAGCGAACCGGTTTCCCCTTCTCCGATTTGCTTGCGGAGCTTCTCGACCGCTTTTTCCCGCATGAAGTCCGAAAGGTCATCGATCGCCTTTGAAAGAGGGTCGTCCTCCTTCTTGGGGGTCGCCTGATCAGGTTGAGCTTCTTGGCCTTGACCTTCTTGACCTTGACCGACGACGGGGATCGCTCCGAAAATGAAGCGAGCGGCTTTCTGCATCATCCCCTCTTCCGCAGTACGTGCCGGCTGAGAGAATGCGATCTGTATCTTGCTCCCGAAGTTCTTGATGTCCTGCGGCGAGAGGATGTTCCGAAGGACAGCACCCGTGAATGCAGGGTTCGCAACCCACGAAGCTTCGATGAACTTGACACTGCCGGGCTCAGCCGTGATGTGCCCGCAAAGCTCGGCGATCCTGCGTGTCTTGCCCAAACCGTCGAGGTACGTATTCCCCTTGGAATACTTGACGTGTGAGCAAAGCTGGGTCTCGTCCTCTGCGACGTTGCCACACTTGGTGCAGATCGTGAACTGCACCTGGCATCCCATACTCAGGGTCTGAAGTTGACCCGTACGGATTGCATGGATGAGCGGTTGGTGTGAGAGGTTGGTCGCAACGAGGATATCGACGTAGACCGAGTCACCGATGTCTCGGGCAGCGGCATCGATGATCTTGCCCTTGGATAGTTCGGGCACCTGAAGATGCTCGACGTAGTTTTCACCCCCAACGAACGTACGGAAGGACGAGAGCAAGAGCTTCCGTTCCCAAGCGTCGTTGTTGTTGTTGACGTACTTCGACGTTTGAGGGGTGATCAGGTAGTCGGAGTATTTTCGATCGATCTGAAAGCCATCGACCATCTGACGACCCAGGGCCATGCCCGTGTCCTCGGAATCGACCGAGGCGATGATCGTGCAGTGGCTCAACATGAACTGGTCGGGCCGGTACTTCTGAAGGATGATGTTCGACGCAGTCCGACGATCGAAGGCAGAACCTAGGGATGTGGCCTTGGAACGGACTTCGTCCCATACCGGCATCGAGATTTCCGGTTTGACGATCTTCGCATCGGCGGTCCGCATGAACGCCATGAGATCACCACTCCACCGGGGAACCCTCAGGTCCCAGGATGTCGCTCTGCTTGATCAAGTAGAGGTCTTGAGGGCACGCAAAAAGCTGGACTCGCTGCCCCTCGGCCATCTTGTAGGTCGTCCTTCGCATCGGCGTTCCACACCGAGGGCAGTTGGCCTGACGCACCTGAACCTCAGAACGAGTCGCCCGGTGCGTACGGTTCTGGGAAACCCAGTACGTCGCCGTCTTCCTCGCATGCTCCGCCAAGAGCATGTCCAGGGCGTTGGAAGCGAAACGGTAGAACTTGCTGACTTCATCCCGGATCGCCTCGTCGTCACTGAAAGAGGCGTAGCGGTGCCATAGCTCGTCGTAGGCTTGGACCTCACTGGCCTTCTTGCCAAAGAGGCGAGTTAGTTCCCGGTGAAAACCAGCCGGGACCTCGGTTGTCCTCCAAGGAGCCCTCGAAGCCTGCCGAGCTTTCAACTCCGGAAAATACGAGAACGTGACTTCCGGAGGCAGGTAGTTGGAGAACTCCGGATTCATCTTCACGAGTTCCTCAGGGGAAACTCGCTCAGTGCCGTACGGCCACTGGACATCGACGAAACCAATACCCGGGAGTGAGGCAAGAATTCGCCCCGTGTAGGGAGTGAGGCCCTGCCCCAGAACGACACGTTGAACCATGTCGCCCGGGGCAAAGTCCTTCGTCAGAGCCCAGTAGTCGATCGCCACAGCAAACCTCAAGCCTTGTGAGGGTTAGGGAGCCAGCGGACGACCGGTGGTGCTCTTTCCGTGGTTGACGGCCGATGACTGATCGTCGGCGTAGGCGCTCATGTACGCCTCGTCGGCATCCGTCTGGATCGGCTTCATGGGGTTCTTGAACGTGTCCATGTAGGGCTCGTCAGCGTCCTTCTGAATGACCTCGGCCTGGCGACGAGCGAACGACTCGGGGCCGAAAGAGGCTACTTCGATCTCGTCGGCGACCCTGTCCAGATCGTTCACGAGGCCCTTGGCAGCTTCGAACTTCATGCCCCACTTCTCGTGGTTGGCCATGACGTTCGAGGCGATCCGGTCGATGCGACCAAGGATGTTGTCGGCACTTTGCTTGTTCATGATGCTGTCTCCGGTTTGGCTTGAGGCTCTGATGCGATGAGGCTGAGGTTCAGCCCAGTTGCTTGATGACTTGGAGGACCGGGAGAAGGGTTCGCTTCGCAGCGTCGTCGCTCGCGGCCGTACGGATGACAGCGGACCGAAGCGAGGCGTACTTCGATGCCTGCTTCTGTGCGTCGTCGTCCTTGGGCTCGTCTTGCTTCTTCTGCTGCTGAGCGGCTTCCTTCTTGTCGTCGTCCTTCTTGTCGCCGTCGCCCTTGCCCTTCATGTTCTGGCAAATGGGGCAAGTGCAGCCGGGCGGATGGTTGTTCGCCGCTTGCTTCTGCTGGTCCTTGTCCTGCTTTTCCTCGTCGTCCGCTTCCTCGGCGATCTTCATGAGATCGAAAGCAAACTTGGGGTTCTCGATGGAAGCCTTGGCGGCCAACTTGCGGAGTTTCGCGGATGTGCTCATGGTCTTGACCTCTCCCGATGCGCTCTCATAAGAGGATTTGGATGCCTGTTTGCCTCCCAAACGACTCAGGAGGGCGTTGTACGTGTTGGGATCGAGCTTGTAGTTGGTGGTCTGGATGGCCAGATCCAACGCGGCTCGAAGCTGGGTGTCTCGGAAAGTACCGGCGTATGCCATCGAGAGAACCGGTGCCTTGAGCCAGTCCTTGGCCTGAGCCAAGATGGTCTGGTAATCGGACTCCCCTGCGTCTCTCTGATGCGGTTGAGACCACTTGCGGTAGACGTTGAAGGCGGTACTGGACGGATCGATCCCGTGGTAGACGGCCTGCCTCGACAAAGAAGTACCCATCGAGATCCCTGTTGGATAAGAAGAATTTGCGTGCCACGAGCCGACTTTCGACTGCGTGGCCAAATTCTCGAACAGGTCCTTGCCCTCCGACTCGGTCTTCCCACGAACGATGTCGTACCTCAGAGGCTTCTCGGGCTTCGGGGGTTCAGGCCCCTTTTGGCTCTTCTTCCAAGCCTCGTGCTTCTTCAGGGCGTCGTCGTATTCGTTGGCCTCTGTCTTGGCCACTTCGTTACGAGCCGCCTCGTACTTCTCCGGAGCAAGAGCCCGAAGCTTCGAAAGGACCCGAACCCGAAACACGGCCGCTGCTGGATGGGTGGGCGTGCCGTAAAGTTCAGCCTTCTGGTTGAAGAACTCGGACGCCTTCTGAAGACCTTTGGCGATTTTTCTCGGAGAGTCCCACTCGGAGATCGTGTAGAGGTCTTCGTGCTCATCTTCCGGCTCACCCCACGAGTGCTCGGACTTGGCCTGTTTCGTCGGATTGGGGTTCGAGGTCAGGAACTTGCTCTTCGCCTCCTGGTAGTCGTTGGCCTGGAGGTACGCCTGAGCGACCCGCTTGCTGCCCTCGTCGAGCTTCGAAAGTAGCTCGGACGCGACCTTGTCCTTGATCGGGGTGTACTGCCCAGACGTGAGAACCGTGTTGAACGTCTCGGTGGCATCCTCCTCGGCAAATTCGTCAGATCCCTTGTGCAGGGTCATCTCGGCCAGCTTGGAGGCAAGCTCGACGGGCACCCGAGGCTTGTTCGTGATGCTCGGCATGCTCAGTTCGTAGGTAAGCCGGTCCTTGACCGCCATGCTCGCGGCCATGACCTTCATCTGGTGCTGTCGCAGAGCTTCGCCTTGTTCCTCCGGCGGCAGCTTGTCGAAGTCCGTGGTCACTCCATCCTTGGTGACCGTCTTCGGGGGCCTCACCTTGTTCGGATCGGTTTGATAGAACGCCTTTGCCTGCTCGACGTACTGGGACAGGTCCTTCGGCCTCTGGCTCTTGGCCGCATGGAACTGCCGAATCAATTCCCGAGTGTCGTCGGGATGAAGCCCCTTGCCGAGAATTTCGGCCGCCATGTCCGGCGGAAATGTGTCAGCGACTTCAAGAGAAGAGGCTTCTTCCTCGGCTTCAGAAACCTTCCGGCGTTTCGGCTCAGGGATGTCCCGCTTGGCCGCCTCTGAAAGGCTCTCGTAGCTGCTACGCAACTTGACTGCGCCGGAAACATCATCAAGAGTCTTCAGTTCCTCTGGGAGATTGCCCTCTAGCTCGGGGAAAATCTTGCCGGGCCTGACGAACTTGAGGTCGTTGTCCTGGGCTACTTCAGCGAGCTTCTTCGAGGCATCGCTCTCAGGGTCCCCCAATTGGTCAAGGACGTACCGAGCTTTGTGATCCTGAACCTTGTCCAGTAAGGCAGTGACCGTCTTTCCATGCTGCTTGGCCCGCTCGGCGTCTTCCACCTTGGCCTGATCCATACTGGCATCAGTCTCTTTTGCCTCGTAGCCGTCGATGAGGGCCTTCTGCCTGGCAGGACTGAGCTTCTCGAAGGGCACCCGAGTCTTCGTGTCCGGATCGAGGACCTGAACATCTTCGACTCCAGCGGGCTTGTCGCTCGTCGGGATGTTGTTGAGGTACTCCTGGAAGCCCGTGCTCTTGTGCTGCCCACCACCCACGAAGCGATCGACGACCTCTTTCGAGATTTCCTCGTCCGTCTTCTTGGGCTTCACCTCGCCAACAGGGGCTGCTTCGGGCTTCTTCTTGGGCCTCTTGCCGGACGGCGGGACTTTCTCTTCCTCGGGGGGCCTCGCCCCAATCGCCGGCTCGAACTTCCCTATGTCCGGGGAGACTTTTTCGTGGCCCTCTTCAGGTTGAGCCCCCTCGGGTTCTTCCGTGGGGGGCCGTGCTCCAATCGCCGGCTCGAACTTCCCGATGTCCGGGGCGACCTTTTCCTTTGGCTTGCCTGACGGAACGGCTTCGGGCTCAGCCTCAGGCTCGGCCTCGGGTTTTTCGTGCTTGAGCTTCGGATGCTTCGGCTTTTTGGGCTCGTTCACTGACTTGCCCGGCGTGTGCTTGAACAGATTGAGGGGCTTGGTGCCCTTACCCCCTTTGCCGCCCTTGCCGTGCTTCGCCGTCAAAGCTTTCCACAAATCCCCGAGGGTCTTGATCCACCCAGGAAGCGGGGCTTTGACGACGTGTTTTATCGGGGTGTGGGGCTTGTTCTTCGCGTAGTGGTAGAGTGCGTCGGTTTCGTCCAGGACCTTGTCGAAGACTTCCTTTAGGGACTCGTCCTCATCTGCCATCTGCCAGAGGGCGTCACCTTCAGCCTCGTAGTCGATATCGCCCCCATCCTCACCCTTGGAGGGCGTTTCCTCTTGGATGGGCTTGAGGGGCTTCGATTCTTCGAGAGGCTTCGTCTGTTGAACGGGTTTCGACTCCGGAAGCGGCTTCGATTCCTCAAGGGGCTTCGGCTCTTGAAGGAGTCCCTTCTCTTTTGGGGGTCCCTTCTTCTCCGGGGTCTTCTGCTTCTCTTCGTGCTTCTTGAACTTGTCCGGGTATTTTTCGAGGGTTTCTCGTGTGACCGAAACGATCTCCCCGTCTTGGTTGATCGCCTGAACACGTTCTTTCTTGCCGCTCTTTGCCAGAAAGCGCCGAAGCACACGGCCCGCTGATCCGCCGATGTTCTTGTAGTTGCGGGACTTGTCCTTGTCCTTGGAGATGTCAAGATCGGCGTCGGTATCCGGATCTTCGTCGGGCTTCATCAGGTTCCGACGAAGATCGTGACGCGGGGGCTTGTCCTTCGGGGCCGGACGGACAAGGCGCTTTGCCTCGTCATCCTCACGCTCGCCGTGGGTTTTGGTCGCCCGAAAGTCCATCACCTAGGACGGCTGATAGGAAAATGCTCAACGCTTGGCCAGATCGGCAGCCGCTTTGGTGAATAGCTCCCGTACCAGTCTGTTGAACTCAGGGTCCTTGACCGCGAAGGTGTCCTCGTCGGAAACGTCCGAGGGTTCCGAACTGAGAAGCTCAAGAATCTGATCGTGGCTAAGCCTGGGGCTCTCCAGTACGAACAAACGGGATCGATCCATGGCTAGAACCGACCTGGTTCCTCGGCCTCAGGCTCGGCCTTGATCTTCAGGTCCATGTACTTGGCGACCTTCTCGGCCACGTCCGTCTTCTCGGCCAGCATACGACCGACCTCGGAGTAGAGGGATCTGAGGATCTCGTTGAAGACCGAATCGTTGACCGTGAGCATGTCCTTCTCCAGCTTCGCTCGCGTGTCCTCGGCATCGATGTTCAGAAGTTCGAGCACGAAATCGACGCTGATCGATCCCTTCTGATAAAGGGTCATCAACGATTCGAACGTATCCTGCGAGTCCCGAAGCGGCAGCCTCGTGAAGGACAGGCGGGGATAGAGCACCACTTCTTGACCCCAGTCGTCCTCCTCGATGAACCCCATCCTGCGGGCCACCGGCTCGAAAAGGCTGTGGTGGACGTACTCCTGGAGGATCTCTCGGAGGTGGATGTACCGGTTGTTGATGACTTCGAGCTTGAGCCGGTCGGCCGAGTAGAGCGATTCGCCGCTCATGAGGCTCTCGGTCACCCCGAGACCTGCCAAGAGCCGACGTTCCGTCTGCTCGTATTCGGTTGAAAGGTCGAGAAGACGATCGCGAGACCCCATCTCTTCCCAGTGGATCTCGTAGTTGGCGACGATCGAGTAGTCGGGGTCCACAAGAGCCAGGTCCACCTGCTCTCGCAGATTGTCCACGTCGATGTCACTCAGGCCCTCGCCCCAAACGATGCGCTTGGGGGTCATGGCCCTCGAAGCGATGCTTGTCTGAGCCTGCCGAAGCTTCTCACGGTAGTAGAGCGTCCGGAGGCAACGGTCCAGAATGCTCTGACCTAGTTCGGAGTCGGCTCCCTTGCGGCCCGACAGGAGGTACACGAACGAGCCCTCATCCGGATCGGTACCCAGAGGAATGAGCTTGCCGTTCTCCAGGTGCTCGCGGACCTCTTCGGGGATGTCCTTGGCCATTTCCATGGCCGTCGGGTCACCCATCGCCGCTTGCTGAATGAGAGCCCGGTCACGGTCGGACGGGATCAGTTCGATACGAACTCGGTCCGTGAAGCTTGCCGTCGTGATCTTGACCTTGTCGATCGGCAGGATGATGAGCCGCGACCACCCCTTGTAGTGCTTCTGGTAGTACGCCAGTTCCTGAGCCTCGCGATCCGACCGCTCGCTCCAGTTCTCTTCTTCCTGCTCGACCGCTTGCCCATCCTCCTTGAGGATGTTCTTGACCTCGACCTGGCGATCATAGCCAACGTTCTGAGGGACTTCGACGGTGCCGTCCTCGGCGAAGATGGCACAGGTGCCATCAAGCCAGTAGTGGTGGACCATCGTGATCAGCCGCTGGAAGAGCTTCACACGGTCACACATGCGCTGGAACCGGCTGAGGATGTACTTGCCGTAGTCGTCGGGGCTCTTGAACCCCTTGGGGCACGTTCGTGGCTTCGGGGGTGCCAGCCGAACCTTTGAGAGCGGCAACTCCGTGTGCAAGTCGATGGCCTGGCCTACAAGCTCGTCGGCGTTGTAGAAGTGCCGGTAGATTTCCCTCTTCTCTCGGAGGGACTGGGGTAGTTCAAGAAAGTCTGTCGATAGCTGGGGCGAGAAGAAATTGCCCTGGCTACTGAGCATCGTGTTGCCGCCACCACCGCCACCACCGCCAGAGAAACCACCAAGGCTGCCGATCGAGGACGCCTGACGGACTTGCTGTCGGGCCAACCGCTCCTTGTAGGTCAACTGGTTCGAGTAGTTGCTGCCGACGTAGGGCCGGTGCTGTCGAACGCTGGTGCGGACAAGGTACTCGGGAACGACAGGGGCGTTCGTATAGCGACGATCAGGCATGACTCATTTCCTCGTCAAAACCGCCATAGACCTCGTCAAAGGCGTTGTCTGACGTAAGGGTCAACTTCTGAATCCGACGTTGCCCTTCACGGATCTTGCGATGCTCTTCCTCAACGGACGCCCGACGCCGCTCTTCCTCCTGCTCGTCTCGTGCGATCTTCAGGACCCGATCCGTCGAAGCGGTTCGACGAAGTCCTTGGCCAAGCGCATTCGCCATTCGAAGGTGGGCGTTCGCAAAGATCACGTACGCCGATGCTCCTTCAATCGGATTCCTGCGGGCCTTTTCGTAAAGCAGGCTCGCTGCTTCGTAGAGCTTCCTCGCAGATTCGTCAGCGGTTTTGCGAGCCTCTTGAATCTGGCTCACAAGCGCCTTGAGTTCCTGATCTGGCTCTGGAGCAGGCTCAGGGAGCTTCAACGGTTTGGCTACAGCGGGAGACGCAGGCATCCTCTATCAGATGGATAAAAGGAACTTCCGTCACCAGTTCCTCAGCTTTTTGCACAAAACCTACAGGCTCGTCTGGATGCCCAACCAGAAGGTGTTGGCCGGCGACGGTACCTGGGCGACGAATCCTGTGAAGAAAGCCGGCCGCAACAGGTCGAGAGAGATGGTCAGTTCGTCCTCGTTGGTCCAGAGCCCTCGCAACGAGAAGTACAGGACATCGTTGGCCTTATAGACGAGGGGAACGAGTGGACCGGGACCTATTCGAGAGGTGTACGTGTAGCGTTCGTACGAACTGGTCGAGATGAGACTCCCTCCGGAAAGAAACGTCGCGGCCTTGTAGACCATCTGGTTTCTGGTCATCGACGTGTACTGGTCGCCGGTTTCGTCAGATCCCCAAATGAGCAGGCCGCCGTAGAGCCCTTTCGAGTACGTGACCATCCGAAGGTCATCGGTATTGTCCACCCACTGGACTCCCTGCCCGCCGGGCCAGCCGCCCGCAACCATGGCATCGGACACGGCCACCGGTTGAGCGTCTCCCTTGAAAAAGACGATGCAGTCTCGGGCTCGAATGAGGTCCATGGTCAGATCGAAGTCTGGAGTGTGATGTAATTGTCGGTGTCGGCACTAGGGGCTTGAACAACGTTCGCGACGTACCAGTGGTTCGGAGCCCTAGGATCTCCGGACAAGGTCCACTCATCCTCATTGGTGAAGAAGCCTCGAAGAGAAAAGACCACTCGCTGTCCCACGACGTAATTGATCGGCACCAGAGGTCCTGGACCGATTCGAGAAGCGTACGTGAACTGCTCGTAGGTTCTTGTCGCTACGAGCCACCCACCCGCACAGAAGACGCCGTAGCCATAGGTCGGTTGTTGCTCTTCTTGGGATGTGAACTCGACGGGTCTCTCTTCCGATCCCTCCAACAGAAACCCACCGTAGAGGCCGTCCGAGTACGTCACTCGGAATTCGTCCTTGGGCGAGTCGTCCCACACGACACCCTGACCTCCCTGCCAACCATTGGCAATCAGACTCGGCGAAACGGACACGGTGTAGCAATCGCCCTTGAAGAGGACGGTGCAGTCACGATTTCGGGAGAACTCTTGCTGGAAGGTCATATCGAGACTTGAATGGTCATGTAGTAGTTGTTGTCCGCTGACGGGGCCTGCTCTACGAACGCGATGTAGTACGTGTTGGGTCTGCGAGGATCGAGGGCCAACGTCCACTCATCCTCGGACGTGAAGAACCCCCGAAGCGAAAAGAGAAGTCGGTCGGACGCATGGTAGTTGATCGGAACCAGAGGCCCAGGCCCTTGCCGCGACATGTACGTGTACCTCTCAAACGAGGTCGTCATGATGGTCCAGCCGCCGGCTCCCACCGTTCCGAAGCGGTAGGCGGGCTGGTTTCGGGTCATCGTCGTGAACTGGTCACTCGACTCGTCCGAGCCCCAGAGCATGAAGCCGGCGTAAAAACCGTCTGACTGCGTGACCAGGAACTCGTCTTTCGTAGAAGGGGTCCACTTGACTCCCTGGCCACCCTTCCAACCGTTCGTGGCCAAGGAGCTATCCACGGACACCGGGTAGGCGTCTCCCTTGAACAAGATGATGCAGTCACGGGTACGAAACTGCTCAGGCATTCTTGCCCTCGGAGGACTTGCTGGCGCTGTTGGCCCAGACGGTGGCTATTTTGGCAAGGAGACTGACCTGGACGATGTCCCCGTGAATGATCTTCTCCCAGTTGCCTCCGCACTTGCGGAAGACCACACGGATCGCCATGAAGTCGTCCGGCTTGATTTCGGGGGCACCTGCAACGAGGTGGTCCACGAACTGCTTGATGAGACGTTCGGCTAGAACGATCGGGGGCTTTGGGGGAGCGTCCATCGGGCCTCTCCTAACGCACACGCATTAAACGACCCGCAAGCGACCGGTCGCCAAACCCTCCATGACGGCGAGCCCGAGCAACTTGGTAACGCTGCTGGCTCATCGCCGAATTCACGGTCGGCACGAAGAGACCCCCGTACGCCGTGTGTTTCTGGTTGATCAGGACTTCGGTCGAGAGCCACACGGAACGAACGAAAGCGTCGCTCACGTCGTCATGAGACCCACGAACCTGGGGTGCCTGAACCAGGACGATGTTCTTGCTGATCTGCTTGGCCTGAAGGTCCAGTAGTTCAGCAATGAAGGGCGAGTGCCTCGCTTTGCCCTCTTTGGCTCGCTCGGGGACTGGGTAGTCGTAGAGGCGAACCCGCTCATCGTAGATGAACGTCTTGGCCGACTGGTAAATCTTGGAAGACATGTCCCGAGTGAAGAACTCGGCCTTGAACTGCTTGAGCCCCTTCTTGTGAAGGCTCTGTTCGAGCGGGATGCCGTTCCACCGGTCAAAGAGCCCCGCCGTGATGTTGAACCTCTTGCAGAGAAAGGCTATCCAGTCGGCGATCTCGTCGAAGTCCAGACGACTTACGGTGGTGAGCGACCTCGTGTAGTCGGTCGTGTACTCCCCATTGAGATGGGGGTTGGTCGTGCGCCAGTCGATGCCGGCGTACCAAGCCTCGTGGTAATCGAGGATGATCATGTTCCGGTCAACGTGCGTGATCACGATTGCAGTACCGTCACCCACCAACCCCACGTCGATTCCCATCTGGTGAGGTTGCTTGGGAACGGGCCGTGTCACCGGACGACGGTGAGGATCGATGCAAACCGTGAGGTCCGTGTCCCGTTCCATCCAACTACTGGACTGACCAGAGAACTCAGCCCCGTGCTCCGTCATGAAGGTGATGGGGTTGTCGAAGTATTTCTCTCGGTAATAGGTCGAGGGAACGGTTGGGTTGATTTCCCAAGTCGGAGCCTGAAGCGCCAGGATGTCCTCGGACCCTTCACCACCGTGCATCGCAAGGTCGAACTTCTCGAAAAACTTCCCGCTCTTGCCGAGGGGTGATGAGATCAAGATGGTCCGGCTCTCGACCGGCGCTTCCCCACCGTCTGGCATAATTGCAGGGCGTCCCGTCAGAGGATTCTTTCGGGAGAACGCCGCCTTGGACGGCGAAACGGCATCGTAGATTTCCCCGGCAGAAGAGAGACCTTTGTCTTGGAAGTGAGCACACTCGTCGAGAATGATGACGATGTTACCGGCACCACGAAGCCCCTTGGCGATGCACGATTTGAACGTGACCCTCAGGGTTGCCTTGCCGTTGAAGGAGACGAACTTTCCGTTCTCTTGACGAAGGTTCGGACCAAACTTCTCGATGTCGTAGGGGGTCCGGAAATTGACGTGGCTGAGGGTGTTGTTGGCGACGTACGGGGCAAAGTAGTCGCACTTGGCCAGGTGGCTTGTCACCTCGTTGAAAAGGATGCCTGCCTGGTCCCGGTCCGTAGCGACCGAGATGATCTGGATACGGTTGCCATTTGGCAGCCCGTAGTACGACTGGGGGTTGTACAGGTTGAGCAGGCGGTAGACCTCATAGCTGGCGAAGATGCCGGACAAGGTCGTCTTGCCTGCACGACGGCCGACCGCCAAGACTAGTTCGTGTCGATCGTGGTCCTGCTCTCCGATGTTGCAACGGCCTTCGTTGTGAAGGTACGTGAGGTATTCCCGCTCGGTGAACTCGTACAGGAGCTTGGTCTTGAACATGTCGGGGATCTGAATCCGTAGATTCGGGTCCTCGGGCAAATGCTCGTCCAAGGGGATGTTGTAGTAGAGCTTGACGATGAATCTCTGCGCCGGAAACAGACGCATGTTCAAGCCCCATGGTTGCTCGATGTAGTCGAGAACGCTGAAGATGCGTCTGTTGCCGCCGCCATCTCCACCGACGGCTAGCTTGGCAGCAGCAGTCTTTACGTCTTGGCTGGCCTCACGGATGAGCGAGGCAAGGCCGGATTTCTTCTTGTCGGAAGCCATAGAGCACCTCAGTGAAGAAGGCTCTCAGCTTCATCCTCCCAGCCATCGAGGGATGTCTGGAGTCGATTGAAGAGGAGGTCGAACTGCTCGGTCGGCAGGACTTCCTTGGCCTCGTCCCGGATCTTCGTGATGAACATCTTGAAGACCCGCTGCATCTGCTCGCTCTTGAGATCGACCGTGTGAACCCCGAGCTTGCGGATCTCTAGTTCGATCTGGGCGACCTCTTTGAGGGCCGAGATACGACGGCTCGACACCTGAGCGGAATCCTTGCCGATCTTCTCGTTCTCGATTCGCTGGAAGTGCAGGGCCGCTGCCTCAAGAGCAATCTGCTCCTTGATCCGATGAAGAACCTCGATGGGGTCCTTGTGCTCTTTCGTGCCGGCAACGATCGGATCGGCGTCCATGAAGGTCGCCTTCCGACGGGTCATCTCCTTGTGGTACTCAAGATCGCTGGTCGTCGGCTGAGGGTTGATCTTCCTCGGACGACCACGGCCACGCTTTGCAGGGATGCCTCCAACCGAATGCAGGGGCACCACCTCGGCCATCTCGTTGACGATCTTGGTTTCGCTGGAATCAGCCTCGATCTTGGCTTCCTCGGCCACGATGGGGTCGGTTTCGTCCACGGCTTCCATCAAGTCTTCCACATCTTGATCTTGGGGTGTGTCGTCGTTTTCAGACATGACTACTTCTTTCCTTCAGGCCCCCCGCTACCGCCTCCGTCAGTCCTGACCAGGTACTGCGAGAGGTTGTAAACAGCGTCGTACCCCTTGTCCTTGGGGATCTGCTTCTCGATGGCCTTCGATAGGTCTTTGCCCGTCTCGGCAAGGTTCAAGACCCCGGTGTTCTTCGGGAGTGGCATGAACACGTCGCTGGGCTGGATGTCCCGCCGATCCGATTTGACAGTCTCCTCGCCCTTGGTCTGGGACTTCGCGTTGTCCCTTTGAATCTCTTGATTGATGCCCTTGGGCTTGTTGATCGGCTGCACGTTCTTCTTGGTCTCCCGACGAGCCCCAGAGGGCTGATCAGCGAGCCGTTGGAATCGTGCAGCTACTTTGATGGCGAGAAGATTCATTCAGAGCTTCACGTTCTGAGACCCAAACTCGATCTCCACAGAAGCGGCCTTCGCCTCGGGGTTGAGTTCCAGATCGGTGGCCGCCTGATGCTGGAGGTTGTACTCCTGCATCATCGTCAGGCCGCTGTTCACGAGGCTTTCCAACGACACCTCGGTTGAGCGTCCCGACGACAGAACGGCTTGTTGCTCGGCGAGCTTGTCAATGTACGGGGGCTCGATGACAAGCTGCTTGTTCAGAACCGAGCACATGCCCGGCTGCGTCTGGAATACGCAGGAAGCACACTTGTTGCCGACCTTGGCGTACTTGACCGCTCCACGAGACCTGTGAAGCCGTGCCGCCGTGTGGCATCCAGAGCCGTAGTCGGAGTAGATTGTCGGATCGACGTACTTGATCCCTTGCAGCCCCTGCTCGGCCAGAACCGGACGAAGGTCGTCGGCCGACGCAATGAGGTCCCGAGGGTCGAATCGAGCCTGAAGGGCCATGCGAAGGTCGTCCCCGTAGAGCCCCTCGTTCAGGTACTCAGAGGCCACTCGGACGATCTCACGCTTCGTGATCTGACCGGTGGTCACCATGTGAGGCGTTCCGTAGAAGCCCTTCTCGATGATCTCTCGAAGGCTTCCAGTGGTCGGCTTGGGACCCGACGCGGCCTTGTGGATGGCCTTGAGGGCTTCGACCGGGGTATCGCCCCAGGAATGCTTGGACGCCGTGTGTGGCAGATTCCCAGCAATCTGGTGTTCATCGATCACGGCTCGAACTGTATCGGCCGTGAGGACCTCTTCCGCTGCCTGCACGAGCTTGCGTCCGTACATCAAGCAGCGATTCGCCTGAGCGAAGATGCAGGAAGCACACTTCTGACCAGCGATGACCGCTCGAACCTTGCTGCTGTGGCGGCTGAGGAAATCCGCCCCTTCGCGGCAGTCCTCGAACGAGTCCTGGGTCATGTAGACGGTGCCGTAGAGGCCCGCCTGCTTGAAAACAGGCTCCCAATGGGCACGAGTCGCCTGAAGATCCCGCAGATCGAACGCCAACCGGATCGACTGCAAAAGCTCTTCGGACGACCGACCCTTGAGCATCTCGCGACGAAGCGTGGCCACGATGGGACGGGCTTTTTCGACGGCGAGCTTTTCCTGAATCGCGGCATCCCGCTTCTTGGTCAGATCGGCTGCCGTGATGAGCGCCTGCTGGGTGTCCACCGGAACTACCTGAGGAACCACCTGCATGTGGCCCGAGAACTCCGTGGCCTGAACCACTTGGCCAGCAAGGATGGCCCGCTGGATGCGTTCCTTGGGCGAAGACGCAACCGAGAGACTGGCTACTTTGCCTTTGGCCGCCTGCATTCTTTCGACGTTCTCGGCGAGAGCGTCGCTGTAGGGCACATCGACCACGACCTGCTTGTGGAAGACGCTGCAATGCGAAGCTCCGCCGGCCGCTACCTGACGGCACTGGCAGTCCTGGCATTCTTCCTTGGCCAGCACGAACTTGGCATCACCAGCGTACCGACGAACGAACTCGGGGGATGTCCTTGATCCCTTGTTGCAGTCCGGGAAGTCTGAGGCAACGATGTAGACCTGGCCCAGTAACCCGCACTCGGCCATGACTCCGGACAGAGCGGTGCTGGCTGCCCGAATCGAATCTCTGTCGAATCGGGCCGCCAGAACGCTTCGAACTCGGCTCTGGTTGGTCGTTTGCATCATCGCAAGGCGAGCCGCCCGAACGAGGTCCTCGGGACTCGACCGCAATGGGCCGTGAACCTGTGATAAGTCCCCCATGGTCCGGGGACCACCCGTGTTGGGAACGTAGGCCGTCGAAGGCTTGTCCTCGTGGCTCCAAAGGGCCTGGAGGTCGGGGGCGATGTCGAGGTTTTGCTTGGGGAGTCGATCCATCTCACGGTAGTCTTTTTCATTCACCGCGAGCCAATCGAGGTCCGAAACAGCGCCTCCACTGCCCTCTTTCAGGAATTCGGTCAGGTCCAGATCAGCCATCGTTATTGCCCTGCCTTTTGAGGCCAATTGTAGAGTGGGTCGTCGCGAAGAGAATGCGTGGTGTAGTCGTACCGAACGTACGGGGTCTTGCCGTCCTGCTGGCGATAGCCCGTGTCCGTGAGCGGGGTCTCGATCACATTCGATGGAGAAGCTTCACCGGGAAGGCCCGACTCGCTGTTCACGAGGTTGCCCTTGTCCCCTCGGTAGTAGTCCGAACGGGCCACCGGCTCATCGTTGTCCCCGGGCAGCAGGTCCGAGTGCTTCTCGTTCAACTCGGCATCCACAGCCGGAGTCGTGTCGTTCACTGAAGTGGCGGGTTGCCCAGGAAGACCGCTGGATGGGCCGTAGACGCCCTTGGAGCCGTTGCCTTCGCCGGATGGGTTCTCGTAGCCCCCAGCACCTTGGCCGTGTGCTCCGTAGCCGATGCCGAAGTCCCAGGCTTCCGTTTCGGTGTCGGGATCGTTGGGTAGACCCGAACCAGCTTCACGGGTCTCGTTCTCCCACTCGTTCTGGTAGTCGTACTCGCGGCCCCCGCCTTCGCCGTTCGACCAATCGTCGTTGTTGAAGTCCTCTTCCGTGTTGAAGGACCCAAACGGGTTGTTGCTCGCTCCGGGATCGAGATGATCCACACGGGGACCGGGCAAAGAATCAACGGGCTCGGTCGAGTTGGCAGCCTTCCACTGATCCGAGGCGACCTTGATCTTGGAGGGATCGGTGGCTGCCTCAGGAGCAGGGGGCTTCGCTTCGCTGGACTCCATGGCACCGCCACTGGGAAGCTTCGAACGAGGCTCGCCGGACTTGTCCTCATCTTCCGAGGGCTCGTTCTCGGCTTCCTTCATGTCCTCTTCGGCTTCATCCTCAGGGCTCTCCATGTAGTCCTGGGATTTCTCGACGAAGCGTTCGACGCTCTTGGCATCGGCGTCGTCGAGTTGAGCGAGCTTCGGCTTCCAGTGGGGAGCCATGATCTCGTCGTAGAGCGTGTCCGTGATGGACGAGAGAGCCTCGCTGGCATCGTAGAGCTTTTGGCGAATGTCCGAGACGGCCATGACGTAGCCTCGGCCGCCAAGCTGGCCATCGGGGCTGATCGTGGTGGACTTCAGACGTGAGAAGTGCCGGTAGGCCGACAACGCATGCCCAAGGCCGACGCTTGCGGCCCAGAGTGCCTTGGACATCGGCTTGAGAGCACGAGGATCATACGGATGATCCTTCGGGATCTGTCGCTTGTTGCCACCAGTCCCAGTCCCCTCGTCCTCACTACCGGGAGGCAGGGCAGGCCCAGCCTTCGCGAACGGTGGGAAAGCGGCCGTTCGTATCCCGTGACCGCTCTGGTAGCGGGACAGCACTCGACGAGCAAGGTCGTTGGGATTCACGGATCAACCCTTCAGCGGTACGCCGTTGTCTTGAAACAACCTCTCGATCACGAGGTCCTTGCCCTCCGGTTTGACGGCCCACAGGTCCCGGGTGGACTTGTGAACGAGGGTCTCGGCCGAAATCCGGTGAAAGCCGTCAAGCTGCTGGAGCGAGGCCACCCGAATCGATCCCGTCTTCTTCTCGATCGGGGCCGAAGCTTGCACGGGCGAAACGATGCTGGGCTCGGACGCTAGGAAAGCGTCAAGACCCGAAGCTTCGGTCTGGATGTTGCCAAGGTCGAGGTCCTTCATTTCCTTGTCCTTCACTGCGTGATGGTGAGTACAACGAGCACGTCTACATAATGATTCGTGGAGTAGCCCGAAACCCGGAGGGTCTCCTGGTAGGTGCCAGGAAGAAGGTGCTCGCAGGGCACCACTTCGACGTGGATGACCTCTGGGGCACCGCTGGAGAGAGTGCCGCTGGTCGGAGCGAACGCCGCAAGCCACTTGCTCGACGTTCTCTGGAGCTTCTGGATCTGGAACTCCAGGACTGAACCAGCGAGCCCCGTGTTCACCACAACGAACTGTTGCAGCGGAATGGCCGGGTACGGACCCGTGAGCGGCTTCGAGACCGAGAAGTTGATAGCGGGCACCGAGCACGTAATGGTCGGCTTGGGTCGGACGTTGATCGTGATGGGAAGCGTCTGGGGCGTGTTGCTTGCGTTCGGGTCCTGAATTGTCACCGTCTCAGCGTACGGCCCATGCGACACCACAAGGTTGGTCGAGTCCACCGACACGTCGAAGCTGCCCGTCTCGTTCGAGGCTAGGTTGCCGACGTTCGCTGGAGACACAGTGACGTACGGGGCCGAGGTCGTGAGCGTAGCCCCGAGTAGTGACCCGAAGACGCCGTTGTTCGTGAGGATGACGTTCTGAAGATCAGAGAACCCGCGTCCCTCATCGACTTCAAACATGAGCGACGTAGGCGGTCCAACGTAAATACGCGGCGGGAAGTTCTGCTTGATCTGGTTGATCGAGTCGTTCATCGCGACAACGACTTCACCAGGGATCGGAATCGAGTCCCGCAGAATCCCGTACGGAGCACTGATGTCCCGCACCTGAAAGAACGGCACCGAGCCCGTAACGTCCATACGGGTCGTCCACTTCCAAACGCCGGACGAGACCTGCACTTGGAACTGGTAGTCTTGGAACCGAAGGTTTGCAGCGGAAATGGTCACGACGGACGCTCCCGCTGAAAGTGGGGTGATAAGAAGAAAACGCTACGGATTCGGGCTCAGGGAGCCCAGGCTGCCCCGGCCGGACTCAGATGCACTCGTCGCCGCCGCGATCCTGCCACTGAGGTAGCTTGACCTCACGCAGTACGTTGAAGTGCTTGTTCGAGATGGACGAGAAAATCCGATGGTAGGGAGTGAACCGCTCGTTTTCCCCGGACGCCTTCTCCAAAACCTTCACGGCCGTGAAAAAACGATGTCTCACTCGTCCTTGAGTGAGACCTAGTTTCTTCGCGACCTCTGACTGACATGTGGTGCCCCACATGCCCACGAGGATCTCCACATCAATGAGGATCTTGCCTTCGCCCTTGCAAACCGGGCAGTCAGCCCGAACTTGTAGTTCACATTTGGGGCAGGCTGTCTTGGTTGGGAAGACCTCCGGGAGGTCGTGACGTAGTTCCTCGTCGGTGACCTGAGGGATCGACAAGAGGAACTTGATCCGCTGTATTCCCCTGTCCAATCGGTAGCTTATGGCCGCTTGCGTCACCCCGAAGATGCTGGCTATGTCGGCCTGCCTCTTTCGCTGGATGAAGTAGAGGTAGATGAGATCGGCCTCTCGCTCGGGGATGCGATCCAGAAGGGGTGCGATGCGACTTTCGTAGTCGCCGTCGGCGAAGAACGCTGACATTTCCTCGGTGGAGATGTCGGTGCCTTCGAACTCCTCTCCTAATCCATCATCTTCGTCTTGAGGGTTGTGCGAGGGAAACCTGCTGGCTAGTTCAGCAGGATCAACCGGGATGACGTACCCTTGGCTCATAGGCTCAATGCCTTCGTGCTTCCGAAGAAGCTCTCCAGAATCGGGTCCGGGTTGACTTCTAGTTCACGAAGCCGGCCCGCTGCACCTTCTGCATCTATATCTGGATCTCGTACGGAGACATCAACGTCCGCAAGGGACATTAGTTCGACGTTCAGTCTTACCTGAGGTTCAGCAGAACGCAAGCGTTCGTACTGGCCCTTGGTGAGACCTGTGAGGCCCGACATGTAGATACCGTCGATCGACCCGTGGGCCTGGAGCAAAGCACGAAGGACCTTCTTGGGTACCCGAGGCACCCCTGGGATGTTGTCGGAAGAGTCCCCGTATAGAGCACGAAGCTGAACCATTTTGGATGGCGTGACCCCGTAGTCGCTTTCGACCTCCGCTAGGTCGAACAGTATCTCTTTCCTGGTTCCCGCACCCGGAGCCAGGACATGCGTCGTCTCCGATACGAGTTGTAGTAGGTCACGGTCAGAGGAAAAGATCAAGTTCTTTTGACCTTTTAGCTGCCCCCAAACCAAAGCGGCAAGGATGTCGTCCGCCTCTTCGAGCGGATTGACGGCCTGTCGAACACTGAGTTGGGGGAGAATAGTCATTAAAAACTGGATCTGAGCAAAAACCGGATCGTCATCGGGAATGGGGCCAACCGGCCTTGGTCGGTTCGCTTTGTAGTCGCCAAATTTGCTCTTCCGACGCTTGGAACAACCGTCCCATGTCACATAGACGTTCGAACCCGGGTAACGTTTCTTGAACATACCCAAGCTTCTCAGGAACCCAAGGATCATCCCCGTGCGACGCCCCTTGGAGTCACAGAGTTCGGCCATGCCCGGAGCATGAAGACAACGGAATGCCAAATTGTGGCCATCAATCAACACGTTCTGGTACATTTCTTCATCCCCGTCTTCAAACTTAGCCAGGTCCTGGCTAAGGGTCTCGATGTCATTGGCTGTCGTCTGAAGCCGGTGTTGGAAATCATCGAACCAGGCGAGCCGGAGCAACCGTTCGGTCAACTCGGAGAGCCGCTTTTCGTCTACGTGGTCGTAGTAGAAGGCAACGAATGGCCAGAGAAGCTCGAACCGGTTCGTCAAATTGTTCAGAACCTTGAGGGTCTTGAACCGAGTCCGAATCTCGGACATCTGGTTGTCGTAGACGCCCTCACTGAGACTGATGAATGCCTTCAGTCTCCTACCCTTTGCCAGCCACGCTGAGTGCCGCTCGAACAAACGGTACGTTTTGCGGATTTGATCGAACCCGTTGTCGGGCCACCGTAGGATAGGCCGGGCTGCCTTGACCCACGTCTTGAGAGCAAAGAGCCGGGTGAAAACGGGTGAAAGTGGGGCTCGATCGACGACGTAGAGGAATGACCGGGGCAACGTGATCAGGCTCTGCTTGGACCTGAGCCTCACGAAGACCTGTACCATCCCCTGCTCGGGAATTTCCTCGATGACGGTGGCGTCCATGTTCCGGTACGCACCGCTCGTGATACGGACCACGTCACCAACGCCGATGCCCTGATCGATTTCATTCTCGATCTGGCCTCGCATCTTGGCGATGTCTTTGTCCGTGACCGTCGCAAGCTGACGCCTATTTCCCTGCGTCTCGGGAACGAAAAGCACGCTCTGGATGTACCGAGAATTCTCTAGTTTCAGGTACGTCGAGTCCGGCTCTATCTGCCGTATGAAAGCGTAGCCATCAACCAAGTAGTGAACGACTCGATCCCCTCCAACCTGCGTCACAGCGGCCGGGATGAAGACCTCGGCACCTTTGATGGTCGAGCGGATCGACTGGCAAACAGTATCCGGATCTTCACCCTCGCTTCGAGAGTTCAACTCCAACACTACCCATTTACCTGGTTTCTGCACGTAGAAGCCTTTACGACGGACGTTGCCCTAGACCGAGCAATTCGAATTCGACTCGCCATTGATCGGCAGTGAGGTGCCCGAAGTCCACCGCCCTGGAAGACGCCTCGCTCGACACGTTCTTTGCCAAGGCAATAGGCTGGTTCCGAAGGTCGTACCCACGAGGGTGCTCAAGCGGTACCGCCTTGGGATCGTTCTTGGTGAGAGCGTAGATGTCGCTGGTCCCCGGTGCCCCGATGCCGTCAGGACGCATATTGCCGTTGGACGCCGGAGGAGGCGTTGTCGTTCCCTGAGCGGGCTTGGGAGGCACCGGAGCCGGTGCCGGCCCCGAGGCCACGACTACTGGCTGAACGGGCACAGGAGCCGTCGGGAGAGCCGCAACTGCCACTTGCGGAGCTACTCTCGGGGGCTCCACCTGACGAACGGGCACACCCGAAGCACACGCCAGGACATCGCAGATGAGGCCGATCTTGGTCGAACGCGAGCCCAGGAAGTGCTCGGCGAGCCTGGTGACGCCGTCCCCGTGCGTCTCGTAAAGCCGCTTGGCCCGATCGCGATCCACGTACACGAAGTCGGCGAACATGTTGTGAGCCAGGCGGTACGAGTTCATCGCGGCTTCAGCAAGCCCCGAGGCCGCCTCATCGGCACCGACCCGATCGCACGCCTGTTCGATCAAGGCCACCGATTTTGCCGGGTCTCCCAAGGACAGAAGCACGTCGTAGTAGGTCGAGATGACCGACAGGTTCAGTTGGTCACGGACGGCTTCGGAGGTTACGGGACCTAGTTGGGCCACCATCTCCAGCTTGTTCATCACGTCACGTACGTGACCCCCCGAATGGTCGATGACCGTCAATACGGCATCTTCCTCGTACGTGACCTTCTCCTGTTCGAGCATCCACTTCATGCGAGCGAAGATGTCTTCCCGAGTGATCTTGCCGATCGCGTACTCCTCGCACCGACTACGGATGGCGTTGCGGATCTTCTCAGGCTCGGTCGTGCAAAGCAGGCAAACGAGATGCTTGTCCTCCATCGGCTTCAAGAGAACGTCTTGAGCGTCCTTGCTCATCCGGTGGGCTTCGTCGAACAGGTAGACCCGTTTGGGAGCCCCATAGACCAAGAAAGAGAGCTTGTGGACAATCTCTCGGATGTTGTCGATGGTGCCGTTACTTGCGGCATCCTGCTCTACGAAAGCATCGGAGGTCTCGGACAGGATCTCACGACAGTTATCGCATTCGTTACAGGGCTCCCCCTCGTTGGTCAAGGCCGTGCAGAGCAAAGCCCTGGCCAAAATACGTGCAAGGGTCGTCTTGCCGCAGCCGTGGCCGCCAGCAAAGATGTACGACGTTTCGAGGGCCGTCTTCTTGAGAAGCCTGGCCTTGAGTACCTTGACAGCGCCTTGCTGGCCCAGCACGTCCGAAAAACGGAGTGGGCGGTATCGGATGTCCCACACGGCTCAGCCGGGCTCGGTTGTCTGTACCGACGTGGTAGCGGCGACTCCGGTCTCTTCCTCGGCAATCTCGTCGATGTTGAGCGAATGGGCGATCGTGACGAACCCCACAAGGCTCTCATGCCAGGCCCCGTGCCGTTCGAGGATGGTCGAGAACTCCTGGACATCGGGCTCGCGAAGCTTCCACTTCATCTCGCCCGACTCCTCGTCCTCTTCGCCGAAGCAGCGTTCGAGTAGGTGATCGGTCAACGCCGTGCGTTGGGGCTCCGATAGTTCGTTCCACTTGTCCAGGGCGACTTCGACGACGAAGTCCTTTTCCAAGGCCCACAACTGGTAGCCCGCTAGTTTCCGGGCCTTTCCGAGAACCTCGTGGCCGCCCTTTTGCGTCGCCTCGTTGATGAAGACGTAGTGAATGCGGGCCGTCGCTAGTTCGGGGTGGTAGTTGGGGATGAGGCCGCCAGCGATCGAAGATACCGATGCTGCTTCTTCGTAGATTTTGGGCATGTTCAGTCCTCTCAGATAGGGTTCTACTGTCGCCTTAGGAATACACCGAATCGATCGTCCCCCCACGACTCCCACAATTCGGAAGGGTCTTTGACAGGCCCCTTCGACCCCCGAGGAGCGTCACCCGGACGTTGGATGACGTGAACTTTGAAGTGCCGACTGTAGTTGGATCTCTTGAATCGCTCGACGCCATTCCGGCCAGCGTCGTCCCAGTCATAGCAAAACCAAATGGAACCAGCAATACGATACAAGAGTTGAGCGAACTGACCCGTGAGCCTTGCTGTCAGTGTAGCAACCACCTGAGGGCGAACCCTCTGAATGGGGAAAAGGTCAAAGCCCCCTTCGACCAAAAAGACCTCGCCCGTCCGCCAAACATGGGGCATTGCCTGCCCCAGTCCGAAGTAGACCGGCTCTTGGTCATAGGGAATAAAGTCCCTATATCCCGCACGGGTTCTTTCAACGTGCCGGAACTGGAGTCCTTTGACCTGCCCGAGGACGGTCGTGAGCGGGAGCACGAACACATCGTCGAGCGTCTTGCCGTTATCGGACCATTCAAGGAAATCCTTGGGGTAGTCGAGATCCGGCAGGTCGCTGTTCAGATAGCCCAAATGGTAGAGCAGGACCTGCTCGTCGGTGACCCCACGCATCCACAGGGCCTCACGCGCTCGGTCTCCCAGGCGACCTTCAGCGTACTCGACAAGCTGGTCAATCCACGGCATGGCGTACCATCATCAAAGTCTGGTTCGCCCGTTGAAGGAGTATCCCGAGGTGGTTGTCCATCCTCGTGTAGAACCCAACGAGGGGCGGCGATGTGACAAGAAGGGCGTGACCAGCAGGGATATCCGCAACCAGGATGTCCATCCCCTGCGACTGGGCCACATACCCATGCAGCTTCATCATGTTGGCTGCCTCGGAAGGAGACAGCATCGACCCACTGGCTTCCTGCAAAAGCGGGTAGGGGATCACCAACGCCCGGGGGGAGTACCCGGACTGCCCCATCCGATTGTATGCCTGAGGTATGGAGTCACACCGGTTGGTCCAGCCCTGGTTTTCAGACAGCAGCCACAACATGTCGAGCAGCTTGAGAAAAAACTGGTCCTCTTGCTCCAGGGGGACATCCGAGAAGCCGTACCGCACACACCCTTCTCTCGAAGGCCGGGTCAGGAGTATCCCTCCCCGCATGTTCGTGGCCACGAACGGTCCCTCTTTCGGGTCTCCCGGACGCTCCTGCAAACCCGGGACGGCAAAACCCCCAGACTGCGTGGACCTACGTCTCAGTCGTTCGGTGACGAGAAGACGCTCAAGGATCATGTCCCCCCTCCGAACGCGGCAAGAACGCCAACGGGTTTGCTCGTGTCTGCAACGGCTCGACATTGATCTTCAAGAAGTAGTAGAGCAGGCGCTTCCACCAGGGGAGGGACAGGTCTTCCGGGCCTGAATTGAGCACCCAGATCAACGCGGCCACGGTGGGAAAGTTCGTCAAGACCCACTCGGGGTTTCGAAGCTGGGATTCGAACTCGCTCAATACGGCGTTCTTGTCGAGTCTGGGTGCGAAGTTCGGGCACCGTTGGGCATCGACGGAATCCTCGCAGACATCCCCCTTCCACTCCTCGGGATTCTCAGCGCCAAGCATGCAGAGGCCGATGCTCTGCGAAGGGCTCATCGTGTTGTAGTGGGGGTTCGGCTCACCATCGATCGTCTTGCGTACATCAAGCGGCTGCCTGAGGTTGTGGATGCAGTTGGTGGGCGTGCGTCGAGCGGCCTCGGCCACACGACGGTCCAACTCCTCGACAAGGATGCCACGAACCCGATCTCGGATCTCAGAGTCTTGCCTCATCGGATACTCCTGAGAGTCAGCCAACGGGTCGTCCCGTCACTGCCAACTTCTTCCGCACACCTGTATGCCTGATGGGCATGGTCAAGGAAAGCTGGTTTGTGCGTGACGAGCAACAAGTCCACACCGATCTTGTCACTTAGTGCCCGCAAGAATTGCCCCGTCTGATCCGTGTATTCGTCCGAAACGGCTCCAAGGGCCTCGTCGAGCACGAGTATTGGCCAGAGCTTCAACCGGAGCACCGTGAGGACGCGAAGGGCCAGAGAGGCTACGCTCGACGGCCCTCCGCCAAACGAGTCAAGTGGCTTGCCTCGGTGTGAGGTCAGGCTGTCCTTCGGTCCTTGTCGGATGAAGAAATCGACGGCGATCTTGTTGTACTTCGGGCCGACCTCGGCCTCGAAGCTCAAGTCCAGGTCCGAGAAGATGGTCTTCAAACCTTGCGTCACGACGCTTTCGACCGACCGGACCTGCTTGATGACGAGCAGGTCCATGAGGACCCGGAACAATTCCAGGACCTTCGTCAGCTTCTCGACTTGAGCCCCGAGTTCGATGATCTCGCGTTCTTTGCTCGCGAGGTCGTTTGCCAATCGGTCTCGAAGTGTCACGAATCTCGTGGCCTTCTGGCCGAGGGATCGAACGCGAGAATCTATACCTTCGAGATCATGAACCGAGTGACTTTGCATTGGAATGGTTCGTCCTGACCTTCACGAGCGATCACGACCTTGCCCTTGGAGTCGATCATGTACTCCTCGACGACGCGGAAGTACGCCCCTTCCTTGCGGCCTTCTCGGGCTGGAATCGGAGCGACTCGAAGGAAAATCTTGGGGCTCTTCATGGGCACAAGCAGGTTCAAAAGGTACTCGATGCTCGTGTTGACCGCGAAGTCGGTCGAGGTCCCCAGGCCCCCTGCCTTTTCCTCAGCCAACTCGATCGGGGTGACGCTGATCGGCCGGCTGGAGACCGGTTTCGGCGACGAGGACTGACTCACCCGGAACACGATCGTCTTGGCTTGGTGGTCGTAGGCGACTCTGACCTTGTCGTTCTTCTCCCCTTCCAGGGATGCCTTCACGAACTTCAGGGCCTTGATCAGGATGTCCCTCTCGCAACAAAGGATGAACTTGTCCCAGTCGGCCGGGTAGTACCGGAAGATGTCGTAGTTCTCGCAGCGGTGGACCCAACCGAGAACCCGAGAGCCGTCCTCGGTCTCGGCGAACACCGCTCGTACGCCCGTGTAAACACGAACGTTGCCCGTACACTTGGAGAGGAAGGTCAGGACGTAGGACAGGTTGCTGGAGTGAACGCCCAAGCCCTTGTCCTCCAACTGCTTGCTGTAGAAGCAGCACGTCGCGGTGCCGTCTGCCCCGATGAGACTGCCGTTGCCGTCCGCCCACTTCTCCCTGGACTTGTCGAAAAGCTGGGCGGTGTTGAGGTGCTTCTTGTCCGTATCCGGCAGATAGCCCCTGACCAAGCTGAATCCCTCACGCAAGAGGGCAGCGGGGTACTCATGGAAGGGCAGCTTCTTGGCATCCTCGAAGTCCTTGGCGAAGGACTGCGTGGACTCCGGACTGATCGTCGTCTGCTCGCCGTTGGACCCGTCCTCGCATTCGAAGCGAACCCAATACCGATCCGTGCCGTCATCTTTGCCGGACTCGATCTGAATCCAACCATCGACGAACTGCATGGCGTTGATCTGATTCGCCGGATACAGGAACACCCCCTCGCCCTCGACCTCTTCGACCGAAAGTCTTGCACGAGAGTAAAGCTCCGTGTCGCCAGCCGAGTAGACGAAGCACTCCCCACCTAGAACGGAAAAGAGGTAGAACTTCCCTGCGTCTCCTGCTTTGCCCTTCAAGGACTTCGGAGTCACGATCGAGGCCACCTCAAGAGCTTGATTCAGATCGACAACCTGCACCTTGAATTTCATGTTCTCTCCTCTTTATTTCTGCTCGGCGAACTCGGCCAAAGCAGTTTCGACCTGCGCAAGATCCCTGTCGAAGGAATCGATCATGACCTGTAGTTCCCCCATCTCTTTGTCACGAGTCTCCTTGAGCTTCTTGGGGTCCACGCCGGCCTTCCGAATCTCAGTACCCAAGGCAGTCAGTTCCTGCCTCTTTGCTTCGAGCCGCCCTTTTAGTTCGGCCTTCTTCCGGATCGCCACCGCGTGACGGCGAGCTAGTTCTTCCACCTTCTGCTTCATCTGATCGAGATTCGTCGCCATGGGGGCTCCTTACCTAGATACACCGGACTTCCGGCCAAGCTTTTTCGCTGCGATTTCCCGCACCACCTCACAACCCTTGGGGCACATATCGGCGGTAGCGTAAGCACAAAAGCGACAAGCTTTTTCGTCGGCTTTCGGCAACCACACCCTCCGAGCATCCCCAACAGAGGTGGTTCTTCTTGCTTCAAACCCCTCGATCTGCCGAACCGTCGCAAGCACGAGGTTCTGCAACTCGGTGACGCTGTCCTCGTCGAAGTCGATCCAGTCCAACGTCTCGGGTGGCTCGTACCGCCAGAACAAGAATCCCAAGCGGTCTGGCAGCTTGTTGAAGTGCTCTCGGTACAGCATCGCGTACCATTTGAGTTGCCTTGGATCGACGTACTTGCCCCGGTGCCGTGACCCCTTGCCGTCGATCAGAACAAGGTCGAGGTGCGGCTTCGTACGCTCGATGATGAAGTCTGCCCGGCCGACGATCTTGTGCCCCTTGATGTTCGAATCAAGCACAACCTCGGCCTCCATCTTCTTCCCGAGAAGCCGGTAGAACTTGATGATCCTCAGGCCCCGAGCGACTGCATCCCGGACATCCGCGAGTAGTTCATCACGGTTCGCATACATGCCCTCGGGGTTCTGCCCTGTCCCCGTCCCCTTCCAGAGCATGACACCGCCCGGCTTGCCATGATTCGGCAAGGTCTCCCGACGAAGCACCGAGTCCACTGCCAACGCGGCCTTGGCCAGGACAGCGGGCTCCACTTCCTCGCCCTTGTCCCGGTCAACTTTCCAGAGCCGCTCCGAGTAGAACCACTCGAAGACAAGACCCACTGCCGATCCAAAAATGGACCCGAGGCGATCATCCACTCCGGGGATCTTCGTGTGGTTGACGTAGTCGTGCCAGTACGCGAAAGGACATGAGGTGAACAGCTTGAAGCCGGAGTAAGAGAGGTACATTAGGTGGTTGACCTCGCCCTTTCTAGGTACTCAAGAGCGAGGTCCCTGATCTCCGGAGCGAAGTCCAAGGTGGCCACGCTGTCCTCGATGTTGGCAGCCGGGTCGAGCTTGGCATCCGACTTGATCCGATCGACGAACTGCTCGATGATGGTGGACTCTTTCTCCTGACGTTCCTTGCGTTCGAGGTCGAAGACATCCTCGGCCGGAGCCACCTTCAGGAGCACTGACTGGACTTCAACACCCGTCGGCAGGATCTGAATGATCGCTACCTTGGGAGTCCGTGTGAGGTTGTCTCGAACAAGGGCACCACGACTGACAGCACCCTGGTTGATGAAGAAGCGCCCGTCGATCTCGGTGATGCCCTGATCCTTGTGCCAGTGCCCAAAGCACACGACATCCGGGCCATCCTCGAAGATGAGGTCCCGGTAGCGAAACACGGGCTCTCCGAAAAAGTCCTCCACATGGTCCGGAGGGTTTTCCCCAGCGAGGGCGTGAAGGACGACGATGAGGTGCGTGTCCCCCGGCTGCTTCTTGATCGTCCGCAGTTCTTCGAGCTTACGGAACGGGCTGAAAGGCAGACCCACTACACGAACGCGAAGGTCTGGAGCCTCGAACACCTGATCTCGTAGCGACTTGAAAACTCCTGAGGCCAAGAGCACGCCGTACGGTTGCCGTTCGACCGTCTCGACGTTGTTGTACGAGATGTCGTGGTTACCCTCGATGCTGTAGATGGGGCAGGGATACCCCAAGTGAATCTCGGCCGCTCTCGCGACAAGGGCATGGGAGTTGCGGGTCGCCGCCTTCACATGGAAAAAATCGCCTCCGTCGAGTACCGCGACGGCCCCACATTGACGGGCGATCTCACCAATCTGCTCCAGGTTGGACCAGACCTCCGACGGGTAGTCCGCCTTCCACGACTCGGGGCTCTTGTCCGCTGCGTGAACATCCGTTCGAAAAAGGAACGTGAGGGGACTCATGATGCCGCCTCGTGAGCAAAATGGTGACTGGCCTCCACCTTTTGTGAACAGGTCGGGCACACCCCGAGTTCACCGAACCCATCAAGGACGGCCTTCTCTTCCTTCTCGGTTTCTTCAAGCTCGGCCTGAAGTGCCGCTGTCTCATCCCGAATGACGATCAGCCGATCAGCGAATCCCTGGAACAACTCGTATCTGGAAGCTGCGGCCAGCAGCGGCGCTAGTTCCGGATCAACCAGGTCATCAAATTTCCGGAGGGTCTCGTCGAGAGAATCGAAGGCTTCAAGTTTCACGAGCCATTCGGCTATCTGGAAGAGGTGCTTGTAGCCGCCCTGAATCGGCTGGACTTCAGGCACCTCTACCTCGTCCACACCGGATAGAGCCTTCACGATCGGAAGGCGTTCGGCCACTTCCTCGTAGAACTTCTGAAGCTGCGAGCAAAGAGTGGACTTCGTTGTCAAAGGATCAAGCTCCGGAGCCTCGGGCTTGGTTGCTGCCATAAGAGCCTTGAGAGCGGTGGTCAGGACCTGGGCCTGCAACACGAACCGTTCGAACATGTTGGCCCTGGCTTTTTTCTCACCGACCTTGGCGTACTGATCGGTGACTTTCTGTGCTCGGGCCACGACGGCATCCAGACCGTCATAGGCTTCCAAGTCCTTCTTCAGAACGATGACATCGCTCTCTCGAACCTTTCGAGTCGCCGCTGCATCCTTGCGGTCCTTGTTCACGAGACTCATCGCGATATTGATGCGATCGAGATGGGCCACGTCACTCAAGACATCGGCCACGGCAGGACCGGATTGGTTCAAGAGGAAGATGGGGTCGAACTGCTCCGAAACCTGAATGAGGTCCTTGGAGTCACCTACCTTGACCGAGGCAAAGCTAGGCAAAAGGAAGTCTGGAGTTCCACGTTCTACGCTGTCGTAGACCGTCGTCTGCCCGTCCTTCGTGACCGTGTACTTGTTGACGGCGTCGCCTTTTTCCCAGACGAGCGTGAGAAAGGAGGGTATCTCGATGCGAACCTTGCTGAAGCACCGGCATTTCTTGTTGCCCTTGAGACGGCGTTCGCAATCCTTGCCGTGACGTACGAAATCCGTACCGACCGCACCGGTAAGAGCACTCCTGACAGCCCGAACAAGAGCACTCTTACCGATGTTCGATCGACCCACCAGTGCCGTGAAGCGGTCGATTTTAACCGACGCCTTCTCGATCGACTGGTAGTTCTCAACGTCAACGAGGATCATTCGTCGTCATCGTCTCCATCGTTGGTATCCCCGGTGGTATCGACCTCGCCCTCGTTGAACGTCACGTCGTCGGCCGTCTCGCTCGTCACATCGTCCTCGTCGCCGAAGACCGTCTTGACGCTCTGAAGCATGGACTCCTCTTCAGTTGGTTCTGCATCCTCGACTTCGGTATCGTCGCGAACAGCGTTGAGCACCTGGTTTCGCAGTTCCTCGAAATAGACGGGGTGACTGATGAGGTAGTCCCGAGCCCGGTCCATGCCCCTACAGGCTTCACCGTTGATCGTGTAGTTACCGCCGCCACCCTTATCGATGAAACCGGCGTACGATGCTGCCTCGACGAGCGAGAAGTAGTCGTCGATGCCGTGGTTGTACCGAATGAAGATGTTGGCCGTGAGACCCTGCTTGCCATCGACCTTGCTCTTGACGAGCTTGACCTTCGTGTAGTTGCCGTACGGGTACGACTGCTTTTTGCCCGTGAAGGGATTCTTCTTCTCCACGACCGCCGAGCCCGTTCGTGTGAACTTGAGGCGAATGGTGGCGTAGAACTTGAGAGCCCGGCCGCCGGACGTGTTCTCGTTGTCCCCCTTGGCCGCCGCCGAAATGGTGGCACGAGTCTGGTTGATGAAGATGACCGCCGTCCCGAGGGGGTTGGCCGAGTGCTTCTTGTCATGCAACCACGACAGGATCTTGGGCAAGTTCTGGGACATGTTTCGGGCCTGAGCACCGATACGAGCCGGGTCGTCGATTTTCTTCTCTAGTTCGTCCTTGGGTACCATGGACGCGATCGAGTCAACGACGACGATATCCACGCCGGCCTTGAGGCCCGTGTAGAGAAGCCTCCACCCCTCCTCCATCGTGTTCGGTTGGTAGTTCAAGAGGTAGTCTCGCTCGAACCGAACGCCGATCCGCCTGGCGTACTGCGAGTCCAGCGAGTGCTCGAAGTCGAGGAACATGGCGAGCCCACCATGACGTTGGGCTTCAGCGATGGCTTCGAGAGCCGCCGTGGTCTTGCCGCTCGACTCTGCCCCATACACCTCGGTGATGTGCCTACGAGGATAGCCAGGACACTTGGGACCGGTATTGTCGGCCGAGGGCGTTCCACCGATCATGTGATCGATCAGAAAGCTCCCCGCCGAAACAGCAGGCCACGGAGACTTCTTTTCTCCAATGCTCTTGTGCCCAAGGGTCTTGAAGATGATTGCCCTGGCGGCCTCTGCCCTCTTCGCTCGGCTGGCATCCATCGAAGCCGTTGACTCTTTGGGGGCCTTGCCCTTGGCAGGTGCGACCTTCTTTGCCGCAGGTGGGGCAGCTTTTGCCGCAGGTGAAGTTGCCTTCTCCTCAATCTCGGCAACCGTCTCCTGCAACGACTCGGCGGCATCTAGAACAGAGGCTACCGCAGCCTCGGCCGCTATCGTTTCCGGAGCGACGGGCTCGCCGGCAGCCGGCGGAGTGAGTTTGATAGGCTTGGCCGGAGCGAACGCAATCTTGCGAGGGCGGCCTGGACCCCTCTTCTGAGCTTCTTGAGTGTCATTCACTTCGGAGTTTTCGGTCATGATGTACCTCTTTGAAAGTCCACGGCGACGGCGATGTCCTGGGGATCAAGAAGGCTAAACTGAAAGAAGCGATCGTTCTCTTTGAAGATCAGGCCGGACTTGACTGTCTTTCCGGCCTTGGCACCACGAGTGAAAGTGTGCGTCTTGTGGAAGATGCTCTTCTCCGAAGGGGTCAATTCTTCTTCCGTGTAGTCACCTCGATAGAACTCCCAGAACCGAGCGGCGGATCGCCCGATGATATAGGCGTCCGCTTCGTTGTGATTCCAGCGGCGTATCTGCGTTTCGGACCGAGCGGCGTCCTGCATATCCGACTTGTCCATGGAACCTCGACGAACTGAAGGGTCCATTTTGGCCATGAGCTTCACACGCAATGGGTCGAAGTAGACGACGTTCTTGCGTCGGAGAAAGATGGCCTCGTTCACGTAGAGAAAGAGCCCGTACAATCCTTCGGACCAAAGCTCGCCGAACGGTGGCGACTCGACCCCAACGGCCTCAATCTCCGGATACGCATCGAGAACCTTGCCAAGGGCCTCACGCATGAACATGTAGCGCCAGATGAAAATACGCTTCGAGAGAGTAGAGAAGACCCCCTTGGCGATGACACGGGCCGGTCCGACTACGGCTGAATTGTGAACGCACCAGCCGAACCCAGTCAGCGACGGGTCAACGCCAAGGGTGATCATCCCCGCTCGGCTTAGATTTGCCCGAGCATGCCGCTGAAGTCGTCCTCGCTCACATCCGAGCCGCCGCCGCCACCACCAAGCCCGAGCTTGATCTGGAGGTCGGCCGTGGATAGTTCACGGAACGGCTGGAGCTTCGCGTAGAACGACACGGCCTTCTCCAAGACGGCCGCCTGGTACTTCTCGTTCTTCCGCCACAGGGCCTTGCCTGCGCCGTCGATCTCGAAGTTCTGGTACTCCGTGTTGGTACATTTGAGCGTGAGGTCCTGGCTGGCGATCGACAGGTCGTTCTCTCGAAGACCTGCCGCCACCTGGTGCAGACGACCGTAGACCTTGCCGGAGAACCGCCACGGCTTGACCATCCAGTGGGTGGGCAACTGCTCCTTGACCACTTCGCCCGAACCGTTGACCGGGTAGAGCAAAAGGACCGTCGTGAAGTACAGCTTCTTCTCGCCCATCGCCGACCAGACCTTGTCGGCCTCGACGCCATCCAGCCCCACACGCGAAATGACGAAGCCGAAGTTGTCCTTGTAGTGGGCTTCGATCTTCTTGAATCGCGTGTTGCCGAGGTCCAGCTTGTCGTGCGGGGCTAGTTGATCCACCGCCTTCTTCAGTTCCTCGGCACGCTTTGCCATCGCCTGCTGCACCAAGCCGTCGATCTGCTCCTTGGTGACTTGAGGGTTCTTCTTCTTGGCCGCTATTGCCAACGCTCCAGCGAGCGGATGGAAATAGACGAGGGCCACACGATACGTGCGCCCCTTCTCGCCCTTGAACCACTCTAGTTGGTTCGAGGTTGCGTACTTCTTGTCCTCCGGCGAAAGCCCAACATCTTCTTCCAAACCCTCTAGTTCTTCGAACGGTGAATCAGCCATGACAGACTCCTATTTGTGGGTCGCCCAATCCGAACATGCCAACATGGAGGTCGAACCGATGCGAACAAGGACTATGTACACCGGAGAGGGTTCGATTTCTCACATGTTCTTGAAAAATTCGTCGTACTCGTCGCCTTCAAGGAACTTCTGAATGTCCGGGTCTTCTTCAGCCGACTCAGGGGCCTTGGCGTTCGCAACAGGATTGTCCACTACCGGTTGTGGCTGAGGACTCGGAGCGGACTTGGACTTCGATATGATCCTTTTAGACTTGGGAGCGAACGACGCACCATCGAGTTCTTCCCCGAGCAAGAAATCGCTGAAGTCATCATCCGACGATGACTTCACGGGCTCCGGTGCTGCCGCCGGCTTTGGTGCCTCAGGCACCGGTTCTGAATCTTGCTCGCTCGGCTCCACACCATCGACACCCCCATGGTTGTTCGAGCAATAGGTCCCCGAGGAACAGACCATCTGAGGCTCGCCGCAAATCGAGCAGAGGAGTCCGTTCGGCTTGCCGCCCTCTTCCGTTGGAGGCTCGGCGGTAGCCTCGTCCATCATGCGAGCAATCTCTTCCTCACCGATATCCCCGGCTGGACTTGAGGGTTTGGCCGGAGATCGCCCCCACGACGACCCTCGTGAAGTATCGTTCTCGTCCCCGTAGAACGAGCCCGTGCGGAGTTCCATTTCGATGAGCGACTTCTGCGTTCGGATCGCAGACATCGTGCTCTCTAGTTCCTTGTACCGGTACCGGATGACCTTCTCGACGTGACTGAGGCCCCGAATCTCTCGGCTCACCCGTTCGATTTCCTTGCGCTCGTCCTTGAGGATGTGGTTGATCATCGCCTTGCGATCATCAATCGAAGGCAGCGAGACGACCCGTTTGTCCTGTGCAAGTAGTTCGTCCGAAGAAACCTGGAACGCTGCTTCCAAGCCTTCCTTGCGAGACTCCAGGCCGTGCTTCTCGCAGAACAGTTCCTGCATGTACGTACTGACCTTGTTCAGGTAGCCTCGGGTCTTGGAGACCAAGTCCTGAAGGTACAGGGGACCCCGAGCCGCCGGATTCGGGTCTAGTTCGATGACAAGGC